ACTACTGTTAAGCGTGGAAGCGTGGAACTCACAATGCGTCGTGTAACCACCACAAATAATAATATAAGCGTTTCTACAGGTTGCAAGCTTAGCCGAAAACAGCTACATAAGATTGATACTCAAACAACTAAAGCAATAAAAAAACTCCACGCTGTGGGTGCGGAGAATCTACCGTCAATATATGTTGTAAATCACAATGAAATGCAAACAAATGCTATTGCTTCATATAATGCTGTGAAAAATATCCTCATGATTGATGAGAAATTCGGTGGGAATTTTAAACAGATAGCAGATTTACAGCGTGACGGAGCTTGTCCCGACAATCCAATCAGTACTGCTGTGCATGAATTACTGCACTGGAGCGATGCACAGGAATATCGGAAATATCACGGTGAAATTACTGAGGATAACTATTGGGAGTATATCGAACATCTCAATAAGAACCGAAAAATATCACTTGACAAACTTGAAAAAAGCGGTTATAATGTGCATAATATAAGTACTTATGCTGAAGTTTCCTATAAAAATGGAGATTACGATGAAGTGTTTACAGAATACCGAGTAAAAAAACTGTTGAGGTGATATTATGAGAATATACTTTACTGATGAAATGCGAAAATTAAGGACTATATATGAGCCTTATTTAGTGAATGGTATATTAAGAAAAGACGCTCCGCAAGAAGCTGTTGATGCTGAAAAGAAATTTATGGAATTATTTGATAAGGAAAAACAAAGAACTGTGGATTTAATTCTGCATTAAAACCGCTCCTGAGTGAGCGGTTTTCTCATACCCTAAAACACGAATTTAAACGCTCTTTTAAGAGCGTTTTTATTATGCTTAAATTTATGAAATGAGGTTGTTATTATGTATGGATTTTCTTACAGCGGAGCTTTGGATTGCTTAATTGTGCGTCCCCCTCGCCTTGTATCGGATTACAGTATGTATGTTGCCGGAATTCTGCACCGAAAACGCTACGGCACAATGAGAAGAAAGAGAGGTTAAAACATGGAAAAGTACATCGGTACAAAAGAAGTCTCAGCAGAGCCTATGCAGATGGGCGGCAAGGACGGCTACAAGGTCAAGTATTCTGACGGATATGAATCCTGGTCACCGAAAGAAACGTTTGAAGCTTGTTACAGGGAAACATGTGCAATGACGTTTGGTCAGGCACTGGAACTCATGAAAAGAGGCTGCAAGGTGGCTCGGAACGGCTGGAACGGCAAGGGACAGTATATTGAACTTGCAAATAATATTAGCTATATCAATGCTGATGGTGACGTTGTAAATGCTGATCACGATGTAATTGGAAACAAAGCTATTGCTTTTGTAGGTACATCAGGCGTGCAGCTCGGTTGGCTCGCAAGTCAGGCAGACATGCTTGCTGAAGATTGGTGCGTAGTCGCATAATGTTAATTCAAGGCTATAAGCCTTATTTTTATGCCCTGAACACGGCATAAAACTATTCAAATAAATTTTACGGAGGAAAAAACAATGGATCAGAACACAAACACAGCTCCTCAGACAGGAGCAGAACAGGCTACAGAGCCGAACATCCCTACACCGGCAAAGGCTGAAACCACTCCGGAACCTAAGCCCGAGCCGAAGTCAGAGCCTGTTAAGGCTGCAGACACTCCGACAGCTGAGGAACTCGCAGAGTTCCGTAAGTGGCAGGAAACTCAGAAAACCGATGCAGAGAAAAATGCAGCAGCTATCGGTAAGGCAGAAAAGGCAAGGGATGCAGCCGAAGCCAGAGCTGCAGCAGCTGAGCTGAAGTACACTGCCCTGAGTAAAGGCGTAACAGCTGAAGCTCTTGACGATGTTATTGCTCTTGCAAAGACCAAGATCAGCGATAAAGTATCAGCTGAGCAGGCTATCGAGGATATTGTAAAGAAATATCCGGCATTTAAGGGTAGCACCGGCACAACCGGTATTGACACACTGAACAATTCTCCCATTATGGATACGGATGATGCCAAAATCCGTCGTGTGATGGGACTGCCCGAAAAGAAATAAGGAGGTTTTAAGCTATGGCTAATTCAATTTCAAAGTTTAAGAAGTATATCGATAAGCTCGATGAGGTCTATGCCTTATCGTCTCTTACCGCAAAGCTCGACAGCGACAGCTCTCTTGTCAAAGCAGGCGCAAACGCTAATGAGATTATTATTCCGAAGCTCAGTATGGATGGTCTTGCTGATTACTCACGTAACAGCGGATACGTGAAGGGTGATGTAACCTTTACAAATGAGACCGTTGCTTACAATTATGACAGAGGAAGAAAATTCGATATCGATGCTATGGATAACGAAGAAACGGTCGGTCTTGCATTTGGTAAGCTCTCCAGTGAGTTCATCAGGACAAGAACCATTCCTGAAATGGATGCGTTCCGTTTTGCAACATATGCTGCAGCTAAGGGTATTTCAACAGTTGATGGAGCTCTGCTTACTACAGGCGAGCAGGTTGTTGCTGCACTTTCAGCTGCTGTCGCAAAAATGGATGAAGATGAAGTTCCTTCCGAAGACAGACACCTGTTCATTACTCCTGTAGCACTCAGGCTTGTAAAGGATATGGATACAACCAAGTCAAAAGAGGTTCTTGAAAGCTTCGCTTCTATCACAAAGGTGCCCCAGAACCGCTTCTATACCGCAATTAAACTTAATGACGGTACTACTTCAGGTGAAGAAGCAGGTGGCTATACAAAGGCAGACGGTGCAGCAGATATCAATTTTATGATCGTGCACAAGACAGCAGTAATTCAGTACCCTAAACACGTTGTAAACAAGATTATCGAGCCTGAGGCAAATCAGGAAAGCGATGGCTGGCTCTTCTTCTATCGTGCTTATGGTCTTGCTGATGTATATGAAAATAAGACAGCCGGAATTTATCTTCACAAGAAACCCGTTTAATGGAGGTGTGAATTATGGGTAGAATCGTAGGTATTACATACGCTAAAGCAATTGAACCTGATGCCAAAGAGCAGGAGAACAAGAAGATTCCTGAAGCACAGGGAGAAGTCGAAGTTCCTGAAGAAAATAACGTGCAGGAACCGGAGAAACCTGCACGTAAAGCCAGAAAAAAGGTTGAGACTGAAAAGGATGAGTAATCGTGCTTGATTTCTATAAAAACGTTTGGCACGGCAGCTTCGATGGCGCCGATGAGGAGCTTACACAGCTCCTCTCCCGTGCATCCGATATTGTAGATAATGCAATTTGTATGAGCGGATATACCGTTAGCACAGTTCCTGAAATATATGGTGAGCGTGTAAAAAAAGCTATATGTGTTCAGACAGACCACATCATTTTTCTGGGTGGCATTGAAAGCATTACAGAGGGATCATACAGCTCTGTTTCTCTTGGAAAGTTCAGCTATTCAGATAACGCTTCAGGCGAGTCTAAAAACTCTTCAGCAACATCGTTATGTGATTTGGCTGAAAACTACCTTTTGCCTACAGGGTTGCTTTACAGAGGAGTGAGCGTTTTATGAGACCTATCCCTAAAAAACTGCTGATACATTCAGCTGAGCTTAAAGCTGTTGAAAAAGATGAATGGCAGGAAGAAACGCTGACAACCGTCGCTGATCTTAAACACATTCGTGTTGAACCAGCCTCCAAGCTTGTTACCGATAAGCAGAACAGGCAGATAACAATTACTGCTGTAATGTTCTATGACTGCCGTAACAGCCGCCCAAAAGCCGTTGAGTTTGCTCACGGTCAGAAAATATGCTGGAATGGTAAGACGTATTCTGTTGAAGTTATTGAACCCTTATACGCTGGTAACAGGCTTCATCATTATGAGCTGGGGCTGGTATAATGGATATAAAGGTTACTGTAAAACTTAATCAGGCAGCAGTAGAGGCGAAGATTAAAGCAGCATCTGAAAAGGCTACAGTAATTGTTTCTCAGCAAGCGTTAAAGGATTGCAACAAATACTGTAAGCAAGACCAGAGCGGACTTATAAACAGTAGTTTGATTCACAGTGATTTTACAAAAGGAATTCTCTGCTGGAGAGTACCATATGCTCGTAGACAGTATTACCTTGATGCAGTGCGCAAA